TTGAGTCAAAGCAAGAACTCGATGAGTATATCAGGGAACGCCAGATGGCCGTCGGGAAGACTAAGGCCGGATGGCTTCGGGCTTTGACGATGCTCAAGCCGCCTATGCAGTCCAACGTCGCAAGCGGACGCTTCGGCGCCAAGCTGCGAGACACCATGTGGGTGGCCAGACATGGCGGCCTAGGCTCGGCCACGCAGACTTATACCGTCAAGGAGGTCTTCATCCAGATCAAGAACCTCCTCGGCAACGTCAACTACATCGCCGACGCGGCGGATACGTTGACCCTTGCGCTAGGAAATCGGGATAAGATGATGCAAAAGGACCTAGCAAAGTTCATCGCCCGAACCGCCAAGAAGAACGGGATGTGATCACCTGTCCCCGCGGACTCGGACGAAGACCGGGTGGCGGAGGGAACCTGTCGGGGTCTTCATCTGAAAATCTACCTCGGCGGTCTGGCCGATGAGCTGAGAGCGGTCGGCGAGCAGGGCGGTGCGGGTAGCGTTATCCATGCCGGTGCCGACATTGACCAGGCGGCGTCCGCAGCGCACGACGATATGGCCAGCCATCCCGGCGCACTTGCCTTCACCTTCGACCACGTCGACGATCTCGGCGTCAGTGGTGTCGGCGTCCTTGACCTTGAGCCAAGCCCTGGAGCGAAGGCCGTGGGAGTAGGGGGCGGCGGTATCCTTGACCATGGCACCCTCAAAGCCCTCGGAGGTAAAGCGGACAAAGGCTTCCTCTGGGGTGCAGGAGACGCTTGGGATAAGCAGGAGGGACGTAGGGTAGGACTGAGCGAACAAAGCCTCCAGCGAGGCGCGGCGGGTGCTGTAATCGCCCTCCACGGAGGGAAGGTCGAACAGCCAGACACAGGCATCGTCGGCGGACTGTTCCGAGCGGAGGGCACCGACCGAGGTGAAGAAGGACTTGCCGGACACGGCCTCGCCGTCGAGCAGCCAGACGCCGTCCTTGCCAGCCAGGAGGTCGAGGACCTCGTCGGCCAGATGGTCGAGGGAGGGCATCGGGTTTCCGTTGCGGGTCTCGAAGCGCACGACGCGGCGGGATAGGTCCACAGTGATCAGGACGCGGAGGCCGTCGACCTTGGGCTCGCAGACATATGACGCAGGGGTCTCGCCAGCATACAGGCGGGCCAGCATAGGCCCACGGCGAACCTTGGGCGAACGGCGCTTGGGCTGACGCGGGACCGCATCCTCGAAGATGGCGAAGAAGGCGGCAAGCACTGGGTCCTGTTGGCAGAGCATCGGTGGAACTCCTGAAGCAAAAGCCGCGCCCCCTGCCTCGTCAAGCCCCTTTCCCTACCAAAGCGGGCAAAGATACAATGGGCACGAAGAGCATCCGCCACATCGTAGAGGCCACCTTGGCCACCTACCTATCCACCCAGACCGGGCTGACCACCGTGGCCTTCCTGACGGGGGACAGCGCCGCGACCCAGACCCTGCCCAAGGCCGTGGTGCTTTGCGAGTCTGCCCGCAGCCCTGCCGACCTCCCCGAGGGCGAAGGCAACTTCAGCTGCTCGGTCCGTATCACCCTCTTCTCGAACGCCGACGACACGACCCTCGCTGATCACCGTGCCCGCTGCGCCGCCCTGTCCGGCAATATGCGAGACCTGACCTCCATCAAGGCGGCCTTCGTGACCTCGACCGACGCGGCCTGTTACGACGTCACGATGCAGTCCGAAGACGAGGGCATCGACGAGCGCTCCTGGGCGACTTCCTTCTCGTTTGACGTGCTCGTGGTCCTGCCTGCCTAAGCCAATTCCAAAGCCTGCAATTACAAATGGCCGCCATCTCAAACGGAACCACCTGCATCTACGGAGTCGCGGGTACTGTCACGAACCTCTTCGTCCAGAGCTACAGCCTCTCGTCCTCGTTTAATAACGAGGCCACGGTCATCAGCGAAGCCGGTCTGACGGTCACGCACCGCCTCGACGACCGCAAGAGCGAGATCACCATCGACGGCATCGCCAAGACCTCGTCTATTCCTACCCTCGGGGCCACGCTCACATTTACGGTCAACACCGCGTCGGCCTATCCTTCCGGCTCGGCTTCGGCTAGCTTCACTGGTGTGATCACAAAGGTAGACGATAAGGGCTCTAGCCAGGGTTTCACCAGCGTCTCAGTGACTGCTGTCGATTTCGAAGGCATCTCCTACGCGTAATTGACACCCCCGAAAAGGGGGCAGTCTAGAGGATAGTGGATCGTCGCTTCCTTAACGCCTACGTCGACCCGGCTCCTTTCAGGATTCTGGGTCGAACTCTTTACCCCTGGTGCCTCAAGTACCGGGTACGCCTGATGGCCTTCGACTCCCCGCTGGTCACTGGGTCGCGAGGGGTCACGCCTGCCGACCTTATCTTCGCCTGCCAAGTGTGCGCCGAAGAGCCCTTGGGCGACATCGGCTGGCGGGACCGAATCCGCATCCTTGTCCTTAACCGCAATTCGATACGCTTTGAGCGCCTGCTTAAAGCCTTCGCGGAATACATCCTCGTCCAGGACTGGCCGAAGTTCTGGGAGCAGACCAAGACCAAGTCAGGGGGCGGTGACAAAGGGGTGCCTTGGCCGCTGTCCATCGTGGCCAACCTGATTGCCAATGGCATCACCGAGCAGCGGGCTTGGGAGATGCCGGAGTGCCAAGCCATCTGGCTGAACTCCGCCCTGGCAATCCGTAAGGGGGCCGACGTGGCGATCATGTCGCCCGAGGAAGAAGCCTTCATGGCCGAAGAACTAGCCCGTGAGGCCGCCGCGGCTGCTTCCAATCCGGCAAAGGAAAGCACCCCCTGACATGGCCCAAGACCTGACAGTCAACATCAAGACCACCTCCGACGTCCCGCAGGCCATGGACAAGGCCAAGCAGGCCACCGTGTCCTTCTCCAGACAAGTCGAGGATATCCAGAAAAAGTTCAGCACGGCGTTTAAAGACATCTTCCTCGGCTTCACGGCCCCGATGATTCTTCTTCAAGGGGCTTTGTCCTTGGTTTCAAAGCTGATTGCAGACAATCAGAAACGCCATGAAGACGCGGCCCAAGCGGCCATCGACGGCACAAACGCCCTTATGTCTGCCGAGGATAGGTACTGGGCCAGAAAAAATGAACGCGATAAGAAGACCAAGCAGACCGCAGAAGAGGCCCAGACGGCCCGCGAGGATGTCACATTGTCTTTCCTTCAAAACGACCCACGAGGCAAAGAAATCGTTGACCGTTTCAAGGTGGCGCTTCCTCCGGGCATGAGCGGTGCCGCCTCCTTCAGCTCTGCAAATAACCTTTCACGTCAGAAGGCCATCCAAGATGAGGTCCAGAAACTTATCGCCCAGAGCGCAGCTGAAGATCCAATGACCAAATGGGAGGAGACTCAGCGAAAGCAGAAAGAGGCAGCCGAACGAATCAAAAAGGAAGAGGCTGACGCCAAGGCCGCCGCCACTAAGAAAGAAGCCCCCCAGATGACCATACCTGGCTCAGTCTCCGGCAACGTGATCGGCGTCGGCGCCAACCCGGTAGTCACCGCCCTTCAAGAGCAGCAGCTCGTCGCCCGAGAACAATTGGCCGTGCTTCAGGTCATCGCCTCCAACGGAATGCAAGGCCCCGCCCGTGACGTCACCGCGTCAGGCGCCACGCCCCACACCCCGGCCAACGCCTCGCCGTCCCGCGCCGCCCTTCTCACCAAGAATAAATAACCATGGCTCTCGTCAAAGCAGGCAATGCCCTTACCACCAAGTTCGTCCAGCCGGGCGGATCGTACACGAACGACGGCTACGGCCTGATGACCGCCCGCGCGACTTACATCGTCGACAAGACGGTAGGCGGAACCGCCGTTACGACCGGGCAGGTTCACCCTGATTACTCCGACTTTTTTGTCCACAAGTTCACCCTGTCCAAAGGCGCGCTTGATGTCGACACCATAGAGGCCGAGTACGTCGGCATCCAGTCTGGGGTCGGTAATTGCACCCGCCCAAACGTGACGGCATCGCACGGCCTGACATCGGAGCACATCACTACGCACCCCAACTTCTTTGCCGCATCTGGAAGCATCGCCGGCAACGGCACGACTTTCACCGAGTCTACCATCGTGCCAGGAGAAAAGGTCGGTGGCGACTTCGGAGCCCACTTCAAAGGCACGACCACCAACGCCGGCGGCTTTGTGGGGTTCAAGGATTCCAGCACCGCGGCGAAGCAGTACTTCTACGGAAAGACGCACTACCTATCGCCGATTACGTCTTTCTCGGGAGTAATCTACACCAAGGTAATGTCTGACGTGACCAAGATTCGCAATGCGGTAGGCAAGACTTCCCAGACTAATTCCTTCGACGGCATCAAGCTGCTGCCAGATCACATCGGCACGACCTGGACTGCCAGCATCAAGGGAGCGACCCGCGACACCATCCTGCTTTCGCAGGCTTCCTTTGAGGACTATTGCGTCCCGTCCGGCTCTGACCCGAAGATCGTGAAGATTAACTACGAGATTCGGTTCAACCGCGAAGGCTACCCGGCCGAAGTCTACACGCGCGCTACATGAACTTACAACCTGGCGCAGGATACGGCTTCACGTCAAGCGGGTACGGGATGTCGCTGGACATCGGGAATCCTTTCCCGGACGACGGCGTGGTCTCAGGCCACTCTTTCAAAATCATCAACGTCGCCCTGCGGACTTCGGGCGGCTCTACGACCGTCACCTATCAGGTCCAGTCTGGCACCATCAATAACTTAGTCCCTAAGATTGACGACTACGTCAGTGGCACCGAGGTCAAGTTAGACCGCGTCACGGCTGGGGTGGCAAACCCTCCGACCGGGGAACTGGCTTCGTCGAATTACGACGCCACGACTAAGACCTCTTACATCACGCTGCGGGCAGGTGCTGAAATTGCTAGCCCTTACGCTTACCCTGACCCTCTGGTGACGAGCAATCAGTACCCGGTCATCATCGGCGGCAACATTGCCCCGACGACTCCCGACGACAACGTCTGGGGCTACCTGGTCATCGGCACGATCACCGTGGACAGCATCACGACCCCGACGACTTTCACGGTGAACCAGAACGTCAGCGGGTCGCTCTGGGCGGACCGCATCAAGATTAACGGGATGACGGCCCGATACTACTACGCCCGAATCTGATGGGCTTCGTCATCGGAGGCTCTGATGAATTCTCCACGTGGAGCAAATGCCGCACGCCTATCTTCAAAGGCTACTTGGGAGCGGTGGGCAATAGCGCTGGCGATCATAACTTCTCAGGCGCAAGCGATGCATTGATGACCCAAGCCAACACCTTTTTCAGGTGT